CGCCCCTCGTGAGCCTCGTGTAAGTCAGACAGGAGCTTAGGGTCAGCCTCACCTAAAAGAACAATCTCTTCGTCAGTAGGGGCTTTGATGATTGGGTGCTTTGTGAACTCAATAGTCATTCTTCTTCGTCGTCGTCCTGATCACTTTCAAACTCCCACTCAATCTCTATGTTTTCTTCACTGATCTCTTCCTGCATCTCACGTAACAGCATCCTCCCGGCGGGCAAATGGTTGTAGTCAAAGAAGAGTTCTCCCTGTGAGTCCATTACAATGAAGCAATAGTTCTCAAAATGTTCTCCGAGTATCCCTCGTATCTGGTCATAGATAGGCTCATAGCTATCATCTCCGAGTGACCTAGACATCCTCAACCTCGGCCTCTATCATCTTTGCTTTAGCAATCCTGTCTCTGGCTGCCTTGATTGTAGCCTCGTAGTCGTCTTGGGTAAATACCTTTTCCTCCCTGGTGATCTGAGACGCTTCACCACGTGCGGTCATGCTTTGCCTATGGCTAACCTCAAGTATCTTGTTCTTCGCTTGTAGAGCCTTAGAGAGGGCTTCAACAGCCTTCCAGTCTTCCTCCTCCTCTGCCTTGCAGATACGAGCCATGGTGTCGCTAAGACCCTCTGAGGTGTCCATGTATATGCCACCACTAATCTTACCACCCTCTTCCTTCCAGTCTCCTATGTGGTCACACCAGTCAGACTTTAACCTAGCCACTGTGCTAGTAGAACAACCAGTAAGCTCCAGAATCTTTTTACCACTTGTCCCTACTGCTACTAGCATTAAGACCTCCTGTGCCTTAGCAGGGTTACCAACACTCAACGGGGGTCTACCGCTGCCTTTAGGCTCCCAAGACTTTACAAAGCTATTGACCGACTCAGAGATGGAGTTCGATAGGTTGGCTAGGGTTTGTTCGTTTTCTTCACTCATCCTTATATACTATCCGTGTCTTGACCCCAACCTTATTAGACTTAACCTCTACGCCCTTAGGCTTACCAGACCAGTTAATCCGAGACCAGTTCTCCTCCAACTTCTTATCATCCCTATTTAATTGCCTGGGTTGGCTTCCTTTAGTAGACATAATTCAAAGCCAATCATACTTACCTTAATTTGTCAACCCCCCATAAGTGAGCAAATTTGACCACACCTATGGTCATTTTTGACCACTACATTTTATGGCACTTCTGTAAGTCGTTGATAAAACTCTCATACTGGTCATTTTTGACCATTTATACAAATTGGCACGGTTCTTGCTATAATACTATGACAGTCAACCATCGGAGCAAGCGTGTAAGCCCAAGTCCTATAGTCCCCCACTATGAGTTGTAAAAATACGGGTAGGCATAAAGGAACGAGCCAGTCGTAGGAATACGGGTGTCCCTGATGCTTAGAGGTTGGATAGCCCTGATGACGCCATGCAAGCTAGCCATAAAATATTATCAACGAAGTGTGTATTGACTTAACTACCTCCACGTTCGTAAACCGTTGATATTAGCCCATGGGGCGAAGCTGTGTCTACGCAACAGGAGCACCTACGTATATAGAAACCTCGTAGGAATATATTTTTTTATAGGGGGGTGGATGTATATACATATCTGAGTAGCAGTCGTTCGCTGACGCCCCCCACCCCTGTCTGAAAAAATGCTAGCTTGCGTGGATCGCATGCAACTTGCCGGGAAGCTCGCGCGCATGGGGTTCTTTTTATTCTTTTCGGGAGTGATACATTGTGCAGCCTAATTATAGAGCCAGTATTCTAGAGCCAGTATTCGATAAGCTTATTGCATGGCCTATTCCTAGGTAGATAAAAAAAGTTAAGATTTGTTGAAAAAAGGGGTTGACACAAGGTAATGCACTTAGGTAATGTGTTTGTATCGCAAGCAAACTGCAAAGCGAAATTCAAACCAAACAAAGGAAAACAAATGAAAAACCTAAACCTACCTACAGCAGAAACTCTCGCGCAGCACGTTACATGGACTGGCCTTAGCCTTATTGAATTAGTCAATGCAGATCGCATTAGTCCAGTTCAAGCGGCAGAAGATAGCATTATACGCATTCAACAAGAAGCGGTGGATGCAGGTAATCTACCGTCCATTGATCAGCTCGATGAAGTTTCACTCGCATATGAAAAGCTTGAATGTGAATTACTGGACTTGCTAGTTGGAGCATAAACTAAAAACCATAAACAAAGGATAAAAAAATGAAAATTGAAGTAACTAAAGAAGCCGCTGTAAAATTAATTGGTGACGATTCAAAGACTTGGCGCGAATTTACGCAAACCGAGCTTGCCGAAACTACACTTTATCACGGGCACGGGGTAAACATTACAGTAATTCACAATTACATAGGTGCAATTACTCAGTATTACATTACAGACATTAACGCTTAAACCATAAACAAAGGATAAAAAAATGAGAATCAAATCAAAGTATAAAGCAAACCAAGTTGCGCAAAATCCAAATGATAAGCTTTGGTATTGCGTAGGCCACGCAGGCGGCAAATATTGGATGCCTTTAAGTGACGGATTCAAAACGCAAGCGCAGGCCGACAAGTGGCGCAAGCTGCAAGTCAAAGCCGACAAGGCGCACTTAGCAAGCGTGCTAGGTTGCTCTTTTGATAAAGTTGCTGCTTACCAGTAAAAAAGCAAATAATCACCCTTGCGCCCTGCGTTCCCTATACGGGGCGCGGGGTTTCGAGGTAGGTAAAGACACCTACAAACAAACTAAACGCCCTACAGGGGCACTCACACGCCTTTAAAAGGCATTCAAACCATAAACAAACCATGAAAACACTTAAAACGCAGTATCACCTACCAATAGCAGAGCGAACGTCAAACGCGCTCAATGAAAGGCTATTGTTTCTAGTCAATTCCGTAGAATTTTACGGGCGCAAATTTGATAAGCACGATCGTGGCGAAGTGCGCGCAATGTTAGACGCACTTAAAGCACGGGGCAAGGCATCAAGGCACGCCTTAAGAGTAAAGAAAGTTTTAAACATAGCTTAAACCTAAAACCAATAAACAAAACCATGAAAACGAAACAACTAATCTTTGCCCTAGCAATGGGCCTAGTCTCAAACCTATCCGTCAATGCGTCTGAGATCGTAGCGGCAACCCTTATCCTGGAGGCAGGGGGAGAGTATGCAACCGGCTCTATGGAGGCCGTAAACGAAGTTATAAGGAACCGGGCGGCAAAGCGCAAGCTTACAACTAGGCAAGTGTGCTTACAGCGAAAGCAATTTAGCTGCTGGAATAGCGGAAAGATTGACCAGTTGCTTGCCAAGGCAAAGCGGCATCCGCGTTTTAACGAGGCAATGGCCATTGTAAACGGGGCTTCGACTAATTACACGGGCGGTGCGGACCACTACCATGCTGACTATTGCAATCCATACTGGGCAAGCTCGCTTAAAAAGACTTGCATCATCGGAAAGCATCTCTTTTATAAGTAATACAAACCATAAACAAACCATAAACAAACCATGAAAAACTACATAAGCGACAAAATTACAAAACTACCCGCAACCGCTTCCAACGTGACACTTGAGAAGCTGCAAGACTTACAGAAAAGCGCACGTGTAACGCTCGCAAGGGCGCAACGCGCAGAGGCCGCCTGTGACTATTCAACGCCATCCCTTGAGGCTTTAGAGGCTTTAGAAGGGGAAGCATCGCAAGCCTTTAAGGCTTATAACAAAGCCTACCACGGCAAACCATAAACAAACCATGAAAAGACTAACAGACAATCAAATCTTGGCAATCTGCACGGTTGCTAGCATTATATCCGCAATCATTTGCGCTTTCTATGCCTTGCACAAGCTTCAGCTCTAACCATAAACAAATCACAAACAAACCATGAAAAAAATAATTATTGCTCAATACATTGCCGATTTCGTTGACGACCATAAGAAACACTTTGACGCTTACCCTGTCGAGGTAGAGGTAGGCGCGAGAGTTTACACTTATGAAGAATACTGGCAGATTTTAGACAGTAGCGACATAAATTACAACCCATAAACAAACCATGAAAACGAAAACAGAATACACTATTATTATAAACGGAAATAAATCTGGTCAAGTCATGTTAAATGACGGAGAGTTGCTGACATTAAAACACTTAGGTTTTAAGCCGTTCAGCGAGTTTCAACCTAAAGTTTTATTCCTCAATAAATAACGCAACAAACCATGAACAAAACACAAACAGAACCGAAAATAACCTTGGCCTTGCAATGGTTTAAGGAAAACGACATACAAGCATACCAAGATGACGGAAGCATTTATGTTTCAGCAGGGAGGGATGCCGAAGTGCAAATCTCAACTTCCGAAGTTGACTATAGGGCAGAGCTTCAACAAACAGTAAACACACTATGAAAATAATAATCATTACCTATATAATCGCCTCGGCAATTGCGCTGGGCTTGCTGCATCGATCATTAGACAAAGCAGAGAGTAACATTGAAACACTAGCGGAAGTCTTAAACAGTCATGCTAACGCTATAGATAGCCATACAGATGCCCTGTTTCAGATCCTGGAAGACTTAA